TGTTCTCAACGAACAGATCAATCTCTATAACCGTACTGCGACAAACAAACTGAAGCCAATCACTGTTGTTGATGCAGGTGGTGGTGATGCTGGCTCACCTATGTCACCGCGTATGCGTGAGATCATGCGTCAGCTCCAGTACATGCCAACTCGTGAGACTGTCAACCGCGTCTCCATGGTCAGCGGTTCAGTCCCTAAATACGTCAGGCAAGGCCCTGAGGGCTTCAATGACGTGATGAGCATGGTTGTTACCATGGGTCATCCACATCCTGCTCTAGCAGCCGCACAGTGGGCTCTGGAGACTGGATATGGAAAGTCTCAACTAGCTACAGGTCAGAACAACCTATTTGGTTTCCGCTCTTACGATCCAAAGAGTAATGGTTGGCGCGCCTACAACAGCCACACTGAATCCGTTCAAGCTTACGTCGATAACATCACCAAGAATTCACGTTACGCCGCAGTCCTTAAAGCGAAAACACCACGAGAAGCTGCAATTGCTGTAGCTGCTGCTGGTTACGCTGGAGGCGAAGCCGCATATCCGAACAAACTGATTCATGTTATGCGAGAGAACGGAATTAATCCTGATGTTCCGTATGTCAATCCAACGGGTAATCAATGGCATGCCCCAGGTGTAGCCAATACAAAACTCAGCAATGCCATTGGTAAGCAGCTTCTGTCCCAGATGCAGAAGACAAGTGGTTTTGGTTCACAAGAATCTTTCCGACGTAAACCCCACGAAGGAAATGACTATGCAGTGGTTCAAGGTTCTCGTATGAGCCTTAAGCAACCAGCACGTGTTGTTGATGTCATCTCTGAACGTGACCCTAACCACGGTGGCTATGGCGGTATGGTCGAGCTCGAATTCCCTGATGGTGCTCGTGCTCGTGTAGCACACCTGTCAAAGGTCAAAGTACAGCCCGGTGATGTAATCCCTGCCAAGAAGGTATTTGCCCTTACTGGTGGTGCTCCTGGTACGCCTGGAGCTGGACGATCCACTGGTCCTCATGTACACCTTGAAATGTTGACGACTGCACGCGGTCGCAATGAAACAACTAAAGGCAAGGCAGATCCCACTGCAATTGCTCCTCGCTTTTACATCGATAGCTAATTATGCCTTACGATCCTCTTAATTTCGCCAATAAGCCTGATTACCTTTCCGATATTCCTAAAGACGAATACGCGCTTCAGTTGGCTGAAGAGGAACTAAAGGCAGATCAGGCTCAACTCGGTGAACTCAATAAAGCACAGCAGAACGTTGATCAGCAGAATAAACAGCAAGAAGCTGATCAACAGCAGCAAGACGCCAAAGCTCAGGCAATGGAGTCTGAGTCGTCAGCTCTAAATATTGGGGAGAACATCAAGAACAACATCTCCAATGCTTTTGAAGTTCCTACAGCCCTTGTCGGTGGCTTCATTGATTTTGCAGAAGATATTGGAAATCGGACTGGAGCTAAATGGCTTGACCTTGATGACCGAATTGAACCGCAGAATCGAACTGAATACGGTAAAGCTCTACGTAGCATTGTAAGTGTTGTTGGGCCTAACCTCGTAGGTCTATTGACACTGAAACGTGGTGTCAACGGATTTGCTAAAAACTGGCCTGGCATCAGCCAACTGACAAAGCTAAATGCTCCTACTAAAGCTGGCCTTGACATTGCTGCTAGTGCGGGTATCGGTGTTGCTGTTGATGCGGTATCTCGCGAATCTGAAGACCGAAACCTTACGGGTACTCTAAAGGAAGAGTTTCCGTCAGTCTTTGGTTGGATTCCTGACAACATAGCTACGCTTGATACTGACTCACCAGATGTTAAGCGTAAGAAGAACATCCTAGAAGGATTCGGTCTTGGTGGAATCATTGATGGTGTTGGTTATTTGGCTAAGGCTGCGAAGCCGATGGTCAAAGGCTTACTACCTGGAACCAAGATCGTTCCATTGGACGACACCGCTAAGGCATCAATCGCTAAGGAAGCTGAGCAGGTCAAGCCCCTTACTGGCAATCCTGCTGTTGATTACGTAGGACGGAACGTAGAGGCTCGTGAAGCTCATGAAGCAGCTTCTGTGATGGATGAGTTCCAACGTAACCCAGACCCACAAAATCCGACACCACGTATGAACCCTGATCTCTTCAACAAGCATGAGACAGGTATTTCAGGTATACGCCCAAATGCTGTTCGTCGGGGCATGGTGGATGCTGGTCGTATCCACACCAACACTGACACTGTAAATGGTGTTATCGAAAACATCGTTTCAGAGCCGGCTCTTCGTGAAGGTCTCGATGCTGCATCTCAGGGTAAACGTCCTGTTATCGAGATGGTTGCTAGGGGAATCCGCGAGTCAGGTAAGTTCAAAGCTGTCACTCAGCTTGGTAAAGAAATCGACCCTCGCACGATGGACGAGGGGATGCTTTCGATGTACAAGCAGATCATTGACCCCAATAACAAGCTTGACGATATCAGTGATGTCTTTATCGATGAGAAGTTCATCAACAATAACTTCAAAGTCGATGGTAAGGGTATCGAGCAGATTACCGACCGAGCCTATACTACTTCGATGCTTGCTGTTCGTCGGTTGATGGACGACTACATGAGCGCTGAAAATGCCAAAGCAGCAGCTCTGACGATTAACAGCGTTGCTGGTGAAGTTACTGACCTTGCTCATGGTGTCAAGATCTTTGGCAATGAGATCGATACTAGTGAGGTTCAGCAACGTATTCTTGACAAGGTTGAATTCTTGCTGAATGAGACATGGGTTAACTCCTATGCCTCTGGTATGGCTCTCCGCAATAAAGGCTTTTGGGCTCAAGCTAAGAACGTTGCTGATCTTGGACGTATCGCTAAAGAAGCCCACGCTGATATTACCGACAAGTTCGCCAAGAAAGCAGCACAGAACAAGGAGTTTGTTGATAACCTGAGAACTATCTCAAGGGAAAATCCTGAGTATCTCAAGCCATTAATGGAAGCATACGACCTTACCAATGGTGATGTCCGTACGATCTCTGCCCTCAACGGTTGGTTCAACAAGCATCTCAACCCTGCTGGTCTGATCACTAAAGGTTTTATCGATAATGACCCCAGCATGCCAAACTTTGTGCAGCAGGGTCTTTGGAGCACGATTTATAACTCCATCCTTTCTGCATCCAGCACGTTTACCAATGCATGGTTTGGTAACGCAGCTCTGATTGTCTCAAAGCCGTTTACTCAGCTTCTGGGTACTGGTCTTGACTACAAGCAACTGCAGCGCTGGTGGGTCCAATACGGAGCTTTTGGCGACTCATTCCAGAATGCAATGAGCTACGCCCGTCTTCAGACACAGAAGATCATGGATGATCCCGTCAAGTACGGAAACATTGATCGTCCAGACTTTGCAATCATGGATGAAGACCGGTGGATGGTACTTGAAAACATTGCCAGTGCTAGAGCGGCTAAAGGTGAAAGCGGTCCCATGCACATGTACCGACTCGCCAAGGCTCTGCGTGATTTCAACAACTCCAAATGGGTTCGCTACAGTGCCAACCTTATGTCCAGCGGTGATGCTTTCACACGTGCATTCCTAGGCTCTGCTCAGGCTAGAGCACGCGCTTACACCGATCTTCTTGACCAAGGTGGCGATATCACTGAGGCTTCACTAAAGCAGACCTCAGAGCGAATCTACAAGGAGATGTTTGACCAGGATGGCATCATCCGGGATGAAGTAGTCGACTTCCAAACCAAGGAAATCGCTATGTCTCTGGACAACCCTATCTCCAATGCGGTGACTGGTCTGACCACCGCTATGCCCATCCTTAAGCCATTCATCCTGTTCCCAAGGACAACCACGAACATGCTTGGCATGGGCTTCAGATATTCACCGTTAGGTGTTCTGCATAAGGACTTCCTGATGGCGGTTCGTCCTACTCAGGCAACCAAGGAGCAGATTGCAGAGTTCATGGCTGCTCGTGGCATTACCAACTATAGCTATAACGACTGGCTTGATGCTGCTGCTGAAACTCGTGGTCGTGTTGCTACTGGTGCAATTGCATTATTTGGAGCTAATCAGTTGCTTCTCCAAGGTGCTTTGACTGGTAGTCCGCCTGCTGACAAAGAACAGCGCCGCTCTATGGAAAAGGCCATGGGTGGTGCTTACTGGAACTCAGTCAAGATCGGGAACCAGTGGTATAGCCACCAGTGGATGGGACCAATGTCCAGCGTCCTGACCATGGCTGCTGATACTGCAAACCTATTCTGGGCTAATCCTAATGAGGGAATTCTTGAGAACATCCACGGAAAGATCCTCTATTCTGTTGGCCTGAACATTACGAACAAATCCTGGACACAAGGTCTAGCTTCTTTCTTTGACCTTACCAGTGGCAACAAAGCCGCTCTTAACCGCTGGATTGCTAACACTGGTAATTCGATCATCCCCTTTGCTGGTGCTCGCGGTCAAGTAAGCCGCATCTACGATCCTGCATTGCGTGAAGTCGAGGACGACATCGGTCAACTCATGCGTAATCGCAACTCTCTACTGGATATCTTTGATCCTAATGGGAAGCTGCCGTATTCAAGGGACATCATGGATGGTTCTATCCTTAACAACCATAACCTTCTTGTTCGTCTTCTGAATGCCTCGACTCCAATCAAGGTCAATACAGACAAGATGACACCAGGCCGTCAGCTTCTGATTGATGCTGGTTACAATGCTGTGCCGTCGCTCACTAAATACCACGGTAGTCCTGAGAAGTATACGCATGAGCAACGCAGTAAGCTTGCTGGCTACATGGGTATCTATGGCAATATCGAGGGTCAGTTAGAAGAGCTTACGAAGAAGCCGTGGGTGCAGCAGGAGCTTGCTGCAATCAAAGATGCCCGGATGAAGAATATCGAGAGCAAAGAGCTTGACTTCGGTAAGGGTAATCTCCACCGAGAGATTGACCGTATCTTCCTTCAAGCTAAGCAGTTTGCCGAATCTAAGCTTCTCAACGAGAATCCACAGATGCGTGCCCCAGGCTTTGCTAAAGGCTCACGTGAGATGCAGCTACGCACTGGGCAGGATATTCAAAAGGTTATCAACTTTCACAGACAAGGTAGTTAAAGTTAATGGCTGTCACTCAGAATACCTACACAGGGGACGGAACCACCGTCCTCTTTTCTTTTACCTTCCCATATCTTGAGACCACTGACATCAAAGTAAGTGTCAATGGCACAATTACAACTGCATACACCCTAGCCAACGCTACCACGATCCAATTCAATACAGCACCTGCTAATGGAGCTGCTATTCGGATCTACCGTGTAACTGATGACGCGGCTCTTGCTGCTCAGTTCTATCCGGGTTCTGCTATTCGTTCTCAGGATCTGAATGATAACTTCACTCAGAACCTATATGTGACGCAGGAATCAAACCGAGATGCTACGTCTGCTATTGCCACTGCTAATGCTGCGACAACGACGGCAAACAGCGCTGTAACCACGGCCAATGCAGCTACTGTAACGGCTAACACTGCTTCTACCAACGCCAGTGCTGCTGTAGCCACGGCTAACACAGCTTCTAGCAACGCTAGTGCGGCTGTGTCTACCGCCAACACAGCCAGCTCTAATGCAACGACTGCAGTCAACACAGCCAACACTGCGTCTGCTAACGCCACCACAGCTCTCAACACTGCTAATGCTACTGCTGCCGCACAGGCCGCTCTGGAAGCCAACGTTTACGACGCTTCTGAGCTTGATGCAGGCCAGCTAGACAATCGCTATTACACCGAGACTGAACTCAACGCTGGACAGCTCGATAACCGTTATTACACTGAAACTGAGATTGATGCTCAGCGTTGGAACAAGACTACCGAAACAATCGCATCGAATGAATCATGGGTGTCTAATGACACAACGATTCCTACCACTGCTGCAATCAACAACCGACTGATTGACCTGATCAATGATGTTGGTGCCTATGTTGTAGTCAACTCTGAAGTTACCTTCCCGAATGCTGGCATTGTTGATGCTGGCGGCTCACCGGATGCTGGTGTTCTGGTAGCAGTCACGGATGCCACTGGACTTACCTGGAATGGGTCCGGTGTTTCTACAAATGCTACGACCAGTAACTCAACTGCAGTGACCATCACTGGTATCACGGGTATTAGCTCGATTAGTAACTGCGGTATGCAGGTGTTGTCTACCTCTACGCTTCACACGTATACCTTTGTACGTTGGGTCGTTGGTAGCAATGTTGCACAGACGATCTCTGACAACATCAATGAGATCCTCCTTGTAGATAGCAATGCTGCGGCTGCGGCTGCTAGTCAGTCGGCTGCTGCTGCGTCCGCAAGTGCAGCTAGTACATCTGCCTCTAACGCTGCTTCCAGTGCCTCTGCTGCCGCTTCTAGTGCGTCTGCAGCAAGCACATCGGCAAGTAATGCTTCGACTTCTGCCACCAATGCTGCCACAAGTGCAGCCAGTGCAGCAAATGCTGTTACAGCAATCAATAACCTTGGTTACTATTTGAACTGGGGTTTGATTACTGATGCTGTTGGTACAACTTCTGATTACGGTGTTCTTGTTTAATTATGTCTACTCAAATTCAACGTCGTAGGGGTACTACGGCACAGCACAGCACATTCACTGGTGCTGTTGGTGAAGTTACTGTTGATACTGATAAAGAAGTACTTGTCGTTCATGACGGTGCTCAAGCGGGTGGTTATCCGCAAATGCGGGAGAATGGATCGAACTCTGCACTTGCTCTTGGTAGTGCTGCTACTCCGTCTCTGAAGTTCTCCGGTGACCCCAACACCGGCATCTACTCCCCCGGCGCAGACCAAGTAGCCATCTCGACTAATGGCACTGGGCGACTGTTTGTTGACGCGAGTGGGAGTGTTGGCATCAACAAGGCCCCTGGCGTAACTATTGACACTCAATCCACAGGCAGCAACTGTACGCTTGCCCTGAACAGGACTGATGCAGCCACTGCCGGCCAAATTCAAATAGCCGCAGGTAATAATGCAAACAGTATTTTATCTACCGGAACAAAGGACTTATTCTTCTCTACAAACAGCCTTGAAAGACTGCGCATCACCTCGGCAGGGCTCGTAGGCATAGGGACTAGTTCGCCTGGTGCGCCATTAGACGCACGAGGCTTTGCAACGTACCGAGGCAACGTCTACACAATCGCCAGCTTCTGTGCCAACAGTACGAATACGCCCCTTAACATTCTACAAGGAATTGACGGAACACATCCTTCCATTTCTGCGGGACAAAACAGCACTGGAACGTGGGGCGCCTTAGGTTTTGTGACCAGTGAGCAGTATCGGATGCTCATCACAAACGCAGGCAACGTAGGGATTGGCACTACTCCAGAGACGACGTTAGACGTTAATGGCGCAATCACGCTCCGAGCTGTTTCAATTCCTGGCACAGGGAAGGCACGTATTTACGAACGCGACACCGATAACAAGCTGTATATCCAGACTGGCACTGGCAACGCCATTAGGTTCATCAATAACCTACAGAATGATCTGCTAAATATCGACAGCTCGGGACGCCTTTTAGTTGGCACGTCTACTGCGCGTAGCAATTTCTTTGGTGCTGCTCCAGGGATTGCTCCTCAGTTGCAACTAGAAGGTGGAGATACGGCGGCTTCAACCCTGTCCATTACCAGGAATAATAATGATGGTGACGGACCAACCCTGGCCTTTGGAAAGTCAAGAAGCACAACCAACACTGTTGTTCAATCTGGTGACCGCATTGGACGCATAGAGTTTCAAGGTAACGACGCAACATCCTTTGTTCGCTCTGCCGTTATTGAGGCGTTTGTAGACGGCACCCCCGGCGCTAACGACATGCCGGGCAGATTAGTGTTCTCCACTACTGCCGACGGAGCGAGCAGCCCGACGGAGCGGATGAGGATGAATAGTGTTGGCAAAGTCATCGTCAATGATACGGCTGCCATCTTGGATGCCACTTTCTCAATCCTGGCGCAGTCTGGAAACAACGCTATCGCGCTCAAGTCAAACGCTTCAACAACGTTCGCCATTCTTAATATCTGGGGCAACGAAACCTCTGGAAATCAGATCTTTTTTAGGTTCGCCACAGACTCAAATGCCGAACGAGGAAGCATTACTTACAACCGTGGGGGCGGCGTTGTTGCGTACAACACCACTTCGGATTATCGGTCTAAGACTATTCTTGGCGAGGTTGAAGCCCCCGGAGATACCATTGACGCTCTAAAGGTCTACCGAGGCATCATGAACGGAGCGACCGTGGAGCGCCCAATGCTGATTGCACACGAGGCGCAGGAGGTTGCCCCTTACTGCGTCACAGGCGAAAAGGATGCCGTTGATGACGATAACAACCCGATTTACCAGCAAATGGATCATCAGGTGCTGGTGCCGCTGTTGATTGCTGAAATTCAGCAGCTTCGTGCTCGTGTTGCAGCCCTTGAGGCCGCCTAGACCTACTCACTAATCCCTTTCTCAAGAGCCTGCCAACGCGGTGGGCTCTTTTTCTTTATCCATAATTAACCATGTCTACCACTTTTACTTGGAACGTTGCAAACCTTGATCGTACTCTTGCTACCGGAGAAGTCACCGTAGTTCACTATACCGTGACTGCTAAAGATGACGCCTATAGCTCCGGTGCATATGGTTCTCTTGGTCTTGATCCTGCTGAACCTGACTCGATGGTTCCGTTTGCAGATCTTGACGAATTCACCGTTGCTAGCTGGGTAGCTAACAAGCTTGGCCCTGAAAAGGTGCAAGAAATTCAAGAGGCCCTGCAACAACAACTCGACCTCCAGCGCACTCCTGTGACTGGTTCTGGAGTTCCCTGGAATACACAACCTACCGTCTGAGGTAAATCGTGATCACCATTCTTGGCATCAAGGTTTCGTATGAGACCCTTGCCTTCTTTGCTTTATTTATTGCTTCTGAATACCTTGGCATGACCAAGAAGCGTCGTGCCAACAGCGTTACCCAAGTCATCTCAATGGCGGCTGCATACTTCGGCAAGACCCGTACTGAAGACGACCAGATCCGCCGCTTCCGTCGTGCATTAAAGGGGAAGTAGTTCGATGGTACTGCTGCAAGTTAAGCAGTACTACCCCCAAACGGACAGTGCAACAGGTCACGGTGATCGGATGTGTTTCTCATCGACATGCGCGATGGCCATCAAGTATCTCCGTCCTGATGCGCTCAAAGGTAGTAATGCAGATGATGATTATCTGAGAACTGTTCTCAAATACGGTGATACAACCCAATCCACCAGTCAAATCAAAGCATGTCAGCAGTACGGTGTCTTTGCTTCTTTCTACCAAAAAGGAACCAGACAATCACTACTCACTGAACTAAAGGCTGGTTATCCAGTCGCTGCTGGCATCCTCCACAAAGGTCACGTTTCCAATCCCGTTGGTGGTGGCCATTGGATGCTGTTGATTGGTGATGACGGAGAACACGGCATCTTCCACGATCCATACGGTGAGATGGATAACGTTAACGGTGGATACGTCAAAGTTGGCTCTGGTGGTAAGGAAGTTAAATACTCTTGGAAGAACTGGTTACAGCGTTGGGAAGTTGAAGGTAAAGGTACTGGTTGGTACATGACCTTCCGCCCCGTTCAACAGACACGCCCCCTAATTACCTACGACAACACCTGGGAAGGCGTCAAAGCTGCTGCATCTGCTGCGGGCTGCAAACATCCCTCCGTTGTGGCTGCTCAATGGGCCTTAGAGAGCGGCTACGGGAAGCACACCTCTGGCAAACACAACTACTTCGGTATCAAAGGAACTGAAGGCCAAGGTACGCTCAAACGTACCACTGAATTTGTCGGTGGTATGGAGATAAAAACAGATGCTTGGTTCAAAGACTATCCATCACTCTTTGAATGTGTCCAAGATCTCGTCAACAAGTGGTACAGAGACTACAAGAACTACAAAGGTGTCAACCGTGCAGCCTCTGCTGAGGAATGTGCTCGCCTTCTTGTCGTCGAGAAATACGCCACTGATCCCGCTTATGCGGACAAACTAATACGTATTTTGCGGGAACATGATTGAAGCCGCCGTATCTGCTGCTATCGCTGTAATGACAGCCATGGTAGCCCTTACCACACGACTCAACAACAAGATCGTAGAAGTTGATTCACGGATCGACAAAGTAGAGCTCAGGGTTGCTGAGAACTACGTTCAAAAACAAGAGCTTTCAACAGCTCTTCAGAAGATGGAGGATCACATGATCCGCATCGAGAATAAGCTCGACCAGATTGTTTTACGAAATGGCTAAACAAGTAAAGGCTACAGAAGATACCTTTAACGAACTCCATAACCTTGTCACTGCAGAACTCATCAGCCGTATCAAATCCGGTGAGGCATCCACTGCGGATCTAAAGGCAGCCTGTGATTGGCTTGCAAAGAATGACATTACTGGTGTTGCAATGGAAGGTTCCCCTCTTGATCAACTTGTAAACATCCTCCCCAAGGTTGATCCAGAACTCGTACGGAGTCGGCTAAATGGCACGCGACTGGAAAAAAGAGTATAAGGCCCGTGCTGAATATCTAAAGTCATACCGTCGTGAGCATCGCAAAGAAGATGCTGCACGAGCAAGAGCACGTCGCTCAATGGGTGATATTCCTAGTGGTTATGAAGTCGACCACAAGGATAACAACCCAATGAATAATTCACGTGAGAACCTGAAGATCGTTCCACGTAAAGCTAACCGTGCAAAGGGAGCACGTAAGACGAACGCTAAACGGTAATGACTACAAAACCCTGCAGGCAGTGCGGGGTTGAGAAGAGTCTATCGCAATTTAGATCCAGTAATACCAAGCATGGGTATTATCAGACCTGCAAAGAGTGTTGCAAGGCTAAGGCATCACCCGAGCAGATTGCCTTTTACTACTGGAAATCTAAGCTAAAGAAAGTATACAATCTTACTCCAGATCAGTACTATTCCATGCTGAAAGATCAGGGCGGTGGTTGCGCTATTTGCGGTACAACCAATCCTGGAGCAAAAAAGTCGTACTTCTGTGTAGATCACTGCCATCATACCGGAACGGTTCGTGGCCTTCTGTGTACATCTTGCAACATCGGAATAGGTAATCTTAAGGATTCAAGAATGTTACTGCAAAACGCTCTCAAGTATCTAGATGGAAAACCCACAAGTGATGATGCAAACCCTTCAAGCACTTCGCTCCAGCGAGGCAAAGAGAATGTGGAGGGATTGGATTTATGAGCGAGATAACTTTCAATGCGTCTACTGCGGCTCTTCAGACAACCTCACTATTGACCACTGTCGCCCAAAATCAAAGGGGGGGCAAACACTCTCTTCAAATTGCGTTACCGCCTGTCGTTCCTGTAATCAGAGTAAAGGCAGTAGTAACTGGCTCCAATGGATGAGAGCCACCTTCGGTGAAAACCCCAACAAAGAACAGCTTATTCTCTCTTGGATTAATTAACTATGGCAACTCGTAAGAACAACTGGCTAAATGCCAAACCTGTAACCAAAGCTGGTGGTAAATCTGGTGGTGCTCGAAACCCCGCTAAGCCTTATAACAAACCTGCCTCGACTTCTGGCACGCCTAAAGTCAAGACTAAGACTCAGAAGCTCCAACAAGCAGCTAAGACGAAGCCGTCTTCTCCTGCACCCAAGCAGGTTATTAAGAAGCCAGTTACCCGTACTGGTCCTGTGAAAGGCCCGGTGCCTCCGAAGGGTTACTCTGCAGGTGCTGCAGGGATGCCTAATTCAGCTAAAGCTAAAGCAAATCTTCCAAAGGCCGGTGCTCGTGCTGAACGCACGGCAACTCGTGCCACGCAACTGATCAAAGATGCACGAGCTAAAGCTGCATCTACACCTAAGCCCTCCCCAGCTTCTGGTGCTGCCAGTGCTGCTACTAAAGCCGCCGGCATGGGTGGCCGCATGCTTGGTGCTTTTGGTACAGCACTAGCTATTCCCGCTGCCATCAAAAACATTGCTGATGTAGCTGAGCGCAACCGTCAATGGGACGCTTACAAGGAGCGTATGGGTATGAATAAGCCCACACCCACCACCAAGCCGTCCTCCACCACTGCTGGGCGTCGTACTGGTACTAACAATCGCAATGCGAACCTTTCAGTACCTACTAGCCCCGCTGGCACTCGTGCTGGTGCTGCTGCTGGCACACGTACTCGTTCTCGTACCACAACTCAGCCTACTGCTGGAAAGGATTGGCGTTCTCGGGTTAGCAATTCTGATGTAAATGCTCTGCGTCAAGGGCAGAATGATGCTATTCGCAGTTACGGTAATAAGCCTGCTTCTGCTTCTAAGCCCACTAAGCCCGCTCCTACCCAATCCGGGGGTGCTTCCACTCAATCTCGGAGTAGCGGTGGTGGTGGATCGTCTCGTCCTGCAGCACCACGCCCTCAGTCTGGTCCTACCTCCAATGCAGGTATGAAGAACCAGGACAAGAACTTTAAGGGTAACGTCTTTGAAAAGACCTTTGGTTACAAGCCTGGTCAAGCCCCTGACCAACAGAAGGCTCGCTTTAAGAGCGTAGACAATAAGTTCGGTCAAGACTCCGGCTACGAAACCAAGACCAAGGTTGACGGCAGCAAGTATGCCGACAAAAAACCTGACATGAAGAAGGTCAAAGAGTATGACCGTCTTCGTCGTAAGTACTACGACTGATTCATAACACTCGCTGAGAGGCCCCCTAGTGCTCGCTAGAGCGACCTAGAAGCCCCTAGAAGGCCTCTCTTTTTCTATTTAGGTATATACACCCCAAATAATGAAAAATCTCCGTACAGCGCCTTCTAGCGCCAGTAACTCCATGAAGATTGCTGGCTATCTAACTGACTCTGATCGTCAGATCCTCAAGGATCACGCTGAAACACTACGCCGTCAAGGTACTAAAGCTGCAGCCAAAGAGCTTGAACGAATGAACAAGATGTATTCCCAATACGGAATGTCTTTTGGTAAACTTAAAGGTGTGTAATGAATGTTCTTGACGCGCTCAAGGATGACTTCAAGCTGTTTCTGCAAGCACTGTGGCAGCAGCTTGATTTACCTTCCCCTACACGAGCACAATACGCTATTGCAGATTACCTCCAACTAGGCCCCAAACGACTACAGATCCAAGCCTTTCGTGGTGTCGGCAAGAGCTGGATTACTGGTGTCTTTGTGTTGTGGACTTTGTTCAACAACCCAGAAAAGAAGATCATGATCATCTCCGCTTCAAAGGAGCGTGCAGATAACATGTCCATCTTTCTTCAGAAGCTGATCATTGAAACCCCGTGGCTAAGTCATCTAAGACCGAAGTCGGATGATGCTCGGTGGTCTCGCATTAGCTTTGACGTTAATTGTTCTCCTCACCAAGCACCCTCAGTCAAGTCAGTTGGAATCACAGGTCAGCTAACAGGTAGCCGTGCAGACCTGATGATTCTTGATGACATCGAAGTTCCTGGTAACTCGATGACCGAGATGATGCGGGAGAAGCTCTTGCAGCTCTGTACAGAAGCGGAGTCCATCCTCACACCGAAGAAGGACAGCCGCATTATGTACCTAGGGACACCCCAAACTACCTTCACCATCTACCGCAAGCTAGCCGAACGTAACTACCGACCATTTGTCTGGCCTGCTCGCTACCCCCGTAAAGACAAGCTGAGTCAATACGAGAACCTGCTAGCACCGCAGATCGTAGAAGACATTGAGATGGGCTCTGAGGAGTGGTCACCAACTGACCCTGACCGTTTCCAATCGGATGACCTGTTGGAACGGGAAGCAGCCATGGGTCGTAGCAACTTCATGTTGCAGTTCATGCTTGATACCACCCTTAGTGATGCTGAGAAGTTCCCACTTAAGTTCAGCGATCTCATTGTTACCTCCGTCAACCCAAAACAAGCACCCGATGCTGTGGTGTGGTGTTCTGATCCCAGGAATGTTCTCAAAGATCTCCCCACCGTAGGACTGCCTGGAGATTACTTCTACTCACCCATGCAACTTCAGGGTGACTGGAGTGACTACACCGAGACGATCTGCTCTGTAGACCCATCTGGTCG